AACGCCTATCCGCTTCCCTACGGCTACCTGCGCAGATGCAACCAGGATCCAAAGGCCGGATCGCACGCTTTCCTCGGCGCGCCGTCAACCCGGATGTACGACGACTGGATTACCGAAGGCAATTTCATCATTAGCCAGGTCAGCGACGTCATCGTCTTCCGCTACGTCTCCGATCTGACCAATGTCCAGAAGATGGATCCGATGTTCTGCGAGGGACTCGCTTACCGCATTGCCCTGGAGACGTGCGAGATCCTTACGCAATCGACCGACAAGCTGAAGGCGGTAACGGCTGAGTATCAAAAGTTTATGGGAGAGGCACGGCTTGTCAACGCGATCGAGGGCGATGCCGAAGAACTGCCGCGCGACGATTACCTCGTAGTCAGGTATTAACATGGCCGACGCTTCTTTCCTCCAGGAAAACTTTCTCGGGGGCGAATGGAGCCCGTTCTTCCAGGGCCGCGCTCGTCATCCGAAGTATGCGACGGGCATGAACGTCTGCCGCAACTCCTTTCCGCTCGAAGAAGGGGCATGGGTCAGACGGCCGGGGACCAAGCTCAAGGGCGCTACTTACCTCAATCAGCCGGCGAGGGTCTTCCCGATCGAATTTGTTGCTGCCCAGCCTTACGACCTGGAGCTTAGCGACGGCGCCGTCCGTCTTTGGTTCGGAACTAATCTTGTATATACATCCGAAGGAGCGCAGCCGGTCACTTCAGTATCTACTGCATCGCCGGCCTTGCTAACCTTGTCGGTGGCTCCCGCCGGCTGGGCAACCGGCGATGAAATCCAGTTCCAGTTCTCCTCGGCAACTGGCGGCCTGCCGCTGCGGGGCAAGCGGACGTTTATCATCACCAAGCTTACTAACACGACGTTCACTCTTGCCGATGGCATTACGCAGGCGCCGATAAACGGCGCAACGCTGGCTATGCCAGGTGGAAGTATTACCGTTTCCCGCGTCTTGCGGCTTGCAACTCCTTATGTCAACGGATCCTGGGCGAACTGCCGCGTCGTGCAGAACCAGGACTTAGCGATCGTTCTCAACCCGTCATATCAGCCGTACATCCTTACGCTTACCTCAACCGGCAACGGCCTGGCGTCGGCGGTGTTCAAGCCGGTTGCCTTCGAAGACGGTCCCTATCTCGACCAGGTGCCCAACGCGCAATTGACCGTCACCGGCGGAACGGTGATGAGCGCGAATACGCGAACGAACGTCCAGCAATGGAGTTCTTCAAAATCCTACGGGCAGGGCGCAAACGTCATCTATAACGGTCTTTATTATGCCTATGATTATTTTGGATTTGCCGTAAACAATCCGACTTCTCCGGTTGGCGTCCCGCCGCCGTCCTTTATTGGCTGGAAACTGATTTCTGCTTCCGCGGCCTTTGCTGCGCTTGGCGGCACTATCACCATATCTGCAAGCTTTGTCGCCTGGGATCCAACGGTAAGCTACGGACTTGGCGCCTATGTTTCCTTTGCCAGCCTGCCGTATCAGTCCATCAATGACGCGAACCTTGGCAACGAACCGGACTCCTCGCCGACCTTCTGGGCGCGCGTCCCGATAGGAACGGAAGTAACAGGGCCGTTCCTGCCAAGCAATCAATTGAATCCGGGCTTTCAGGCGTCGGATGTCGGGCGACTCGTCCGCCTGTTTGTCGATCCGCCGGCCTGGGATCAGAATGCCGCATATCCGCTATATTCCTATGGCGACATCGTTACCTATCTCGGCACGCCGTTTACGCTAATAACCGATCTTGGGACAAATCCATTTGGCGTGAACGTAGTGCCTGGCCTCGGTCAGACCGGCAACGCGCAAGACCCCAGTCATTGGATTCCCGGCGGCACCTCGGCCGGCAGTTGGGGAGTTATTACCGCAGTCATTGACGAACGCACCGCTACGGTTTTCGTGCAGGGACCGTCATTACTGAACTATCAAAACAATCCGCAGGTATCGGTACAAGGCGGCGGCCTTGCTACTCCGGTTCTTGACTGGCAGCTTGGCGTCTACTCCGACACGACCGGATGGCCGACATGCGGGAGCTTTTACGAAAGCCGCTTGTGGCTTGGCGGCGCCCGTCCGAACAGGTTCGATACCTCGCAAACGCAGGGCTTCGACAAGAACGGCATTCTCAACATGGCGCCGACTCTTACCGATGGCACCGTAGTAGATGCTTCCGGCATCAGCTACATCTTGCAGAGCAAGGACGCCAATCCGATTGTATGGTTCGAGCCGGATCACAACGGCATCGCCGCGGGCACGCTTGGCGGGGAATGGCTGATCCAGGCGAGCACGCTTTCCGATCCGATAACGCCGACGAGCATCCAGGCAAAGCGGGTGACGCGCTACGGCTGCGCCAACGTCGAGCCGAAGCGCACCGGCATCAGCCTTGTCTTTATCCAGAAGTACGGTCATCGCGTTATGGAGCTTTTGGCCGACGTGTTTACCGGCCGGTACATCGCGCCGCATCTGAACGAGTCGGCAAAGCATCTGTCTTCGCCGAATGGAATTTCCGAAATCGGCTATCAGGAAGAACTCGCGCCGATCTTGTGGGCCAAGTCTGGAAAGGGACCGCAACTAACGCAGCAACAGGTAACAATCGTCAAGAATGCAACCTGGGATCCGATCTACACCAGTTCGCTCGCCACGCTTTCCAATAACAACCTGACCTTTGACGGCACCCCGCCGGCGCATGTTGTCCTTGGTATTGCTGTTGACCTGGATGCGAAGAAGTTCTGGCTTTACAATCCCTGGTTCGGCGGCTGGAACCTTGGCACGCTTTCCGGCGCCAATCCGGCGCTCGGCACTGGCGCGATGACTTACACCCTGTCCGGCCAAATCTTTCCCGCGGCATGGGTGCAGACCGAAACGGGAATCGAAGGCAGCGTTAAAGCCAACTTCGGCGGCAGCGCGTTTCTCTATCCCGTCCCAACAGGTTTTGTTGCCTGGGATCCAAGCACTATCTGGGATAGCGGTAATACGGGCGCGAACGCAACGCTGTCAGGCGGCAATCTTATCGTTAGCGGTCCTAACGCCGCGGTTGCCTGGGGCGCCACCAGGACGACGACAAGTAAAAGCTCCGGCAAGTGGTATTGGGAAATCACACTACTCGGCATTGCTGCCAGCAACACGCACGACAGCGTTGGCTTGGGCATGGTTGACTCCTCGGCCAACATGAATGCGCAGACTGACGGGCACGGCTGGGGTCTTTTCGGCGGCGGCGGCGGGATAAATCTTACCAGTGTCCCGAACGGCTTTCTCTACAAGCAGAACACGTCCACCTATAGCGCCCAGCGTATCACGATGGCGACGGTCGGCCATTCAACCGGCAAGTGGTTTTTCGAGATTACTTGCAACGCGAACGCTAACGACCTGGCTGCAATGGGGATCTGCAATCATCTCCAATTGCTGGCAAAGCTTAATACCGGCGGCGGCGATTATCTTGGCGGCCCCGGACAGAACTCCATTGCTGCCCAGGACAACGGCGGCCTTCTTTACAACGGCGGATCGGTCGGATCGGGACCGCCTTCCTTTACCGCAGGCAAGACCTACGGCATCGCGGTTGACCTCGATCATTATCTGTTCTGGATCTACGATCCGGTTGCTGCCAAGTGGAACAACGGTCTTATCAGCGCTCAAAATCCGGCAGCCAATCTCGGCGGATCTTCTTTTAGTCCGCTGAGCTATCCCGTTTATCCGGCCGCGCAGGTTAATAACTGGACTGCCGCCGCAGACGAGTTCACGCTGAATTGCGGCAGTTCGCCGTTCGTGAACACCATCCCGAACGGTTATACGGCTTGGGCGGTTTCGGTCGTCACTCCCGTCAGCGCGATTGTCACCACGCTTCCGGGGGGGAACCTCGTCGGGGCGACTTACCGGCGCGTCTCGGCTTTTACGACAGAGACACCGGCATTCGTCGGCTGGCATCGGCACGACCTGGGGCATTTGCGGCAACCTACGAGTATCGGCGTCGGCGCGCAGATCGGCGGCCTGATCGACGTGCTCGACATGGTGACGACGGACGGCACTTACTACTACGTCGAATCGATGACGCAGGTCTTTGACGAAGACGACGTTATCCAGGATGCCTTCTTTCTTGACGGCGCTATCGTTCCTGATAGCGCCTATGCCGATACGGTTTCCACCATCCCCGGCGTCCGCTTTACCGGACTCTGGCCGTTTGTCGGCAAGTCGGTGACAGCCTTCGGCCTGGGACTGGATCTTGGGGAATACCTGGTCGACAGCAACGGCACGGCGTTTATTCCTTACGGCAGCGGCGTGCAGCCAAGTAGGTTTGATTACACCGCAAGCGGGCAAGGCGTATGGCAGTTTACGCCGGCTTACATTTCGGCAAGTCTCGACACGGCGCCGCGCCGCAACGGCAGCGTCGCGTTCCTTAACGGCTATATCACCATTGCTTTCGGCTATCCGTTCACGTCGCAGGGACAGATCCTGCGGGCGATGCTGCCAGAGCAATCGGGCGCGCGTACAGGGCCGGCGCTGGGCAAGAAAAGACGGCAGGCGATCTTCTCCGGTCTGTTTCAGAATGCCAAGGGGCTGAGTGTCGGCGCCGACTTCTCCGATATGTACCCGATCGACTTTGCCGACGACGGGGACACGCAACTGCAATTGCTGCAACTCTTTAGCGGGGTGTGGAGAGACAGCATCGAGTGCAACTATAACTTCGATGCAATGATGTGCTGGCAGATAACGCGGCCCTATCCGGCCTCGATCGTCAATGTAGGCGGAATGCTGAAAACGCAGGATAACTGACATTACACGCAGGCTGCGAGGTAGCATAGAGGACTAAATGAAATGGCAGGCGACTTAGGTTCTATTTTCGGCGGCGTTAATTCTCTTATCGGCGGCATCGGCGGGGCTATCTCATCCGAGTTTGCCGCGCAGGGAGACATCGCGCAGGCCAATGCCGACGACCAGGCGGCGAAGGACTTCGGGCAGGCTGCAACGATTGCCGAGAACAATGCGCAGCTCGAAACCGATGCCTGGTCGATGAAAATGTATCAGACGGAACGGAAGATAAATCAGGCGATCGGCACGGAGAAGGCGGTTGAGGGATTTGCCAACGTAGCGGGCGGCAGCGCCGGCGACATCCTGCGCGACACGCTGCATCAAGGCGCCTTTGCCAAGATGGCGATCACCATGCAGAGCATGACCAACTTCAATGCCTATCAGGAACAGGCCCTTGCCTTCCAGGCCGACGCCGCGCAGGCGCAAGGCGCGGCATCTGCGGCCCGTTCTGCCGCTTCCGGTGCGAAGATTGCCGGCGGGCTTGATCTTATCAAGGGCGCTATTGGACTGATCGGCGGATTCCTCTAATGGCTCGCATCCCGATATTCGAGGCGCCGGACGTAGGCTTTCACGCCAACGAGGAAGGCGCAACCGCGTTCGCTCGCGCTGGCGCGATGGCGCAGCATTATGGCACGCAGATCCGTG